CGGCTCTCCTGTTGCGCCATGTATAAACATACCCGCTCGTTCGGGCGTTATACCCGTAGGTCGTGATTGCCGCGCGCGTTGCGGTGATGGGCCATAATCACGGAATTGGGGACTTCCATTTCTTTGTATGTATGAGGTGATAGCACTCAGCCCTCTAGGCTCGTAACTGTCAAAACTTACAGGCGACCGAAAGTCCTGAATGGGCGTGTTAAACAGCGTAAAACGACTGTTTTGTGACAACAAACCTGCGCCAGGAATAGGTCTTTGCCGAAACAAAGGACTGAATTGGCGCAACGAAGGATCGTCCCCAAGATTTACGTTTACTTCTGGCGCATCAATCGGAGAAAGAGCGTCTTCAAACGACAAAAACGGTGGCAATGGCCGTCTTATTGGACGCGCTGCTAACCCAGGGTCAAATGCACCCATGGGAATAAAGCGGCGATCTCCAGGATTGAAGGGTCGTGGTAAATGTCCAGGTTCGTGAGGCATCAGACCATCTCCATCTTCAGGCCAATCTTGTCGTAATTCACTGACAAGACACCGTTACGCTCTGCTACTGCGTCAGGTCGTGTTTCCTGGACTTCCTGTGCGATAACGCCACGCCAACGAGTCGGCTGGCCGATGTAGTTGAACTCGTAAATGTTAAAGCCGTTTTTCTTGCCTACCGGCTTAATGTTTTCCTTGCTGTTTGCGTCACTGGCGGCGTACGCCCCTGCACCCACCGACGCCAAACCCAAAATCTGACTTAGCCGATCTGGCTTTTGACCATAGGTAAATTCTTGCGCCCCAGGCATCATGCTTCGCAAGAAACCAAGGGTCTGCGCGCCACCTTCTTGGCTACGCAGCCACTGTTCGTAATCAAACGCCTGTTGCTGCAACTGAGTGAGCTGTTGCTCTCTTCCGGCTTGGGACAACTGTTGCGCGGCATCGAACGTAGCGGCTTGTCTGCGCCGTCCGAGCCCGGAAAGCTGATCAGCCAATGCTGCCCGTTGGCCCCGGAACTGACCTCTTGCTTGCAGGTTTGCAAGATTAACTGCGGTACGATCTTGAGCCGCTTGATCCATGCGAGCCGCTGCACGTTCGTATCCGGCACCTCGGATGGCTGCGATATTCCGCAACTGGTCCGCAGCCAGACCGGCGTCCTGTACACTGGCGCGTGACCCGAAGGCTCCTGCGGCAGCTTGACGAGCCTGGGCTTGGTTCAGGGCACGCTGATAATCCTGCTCTGCACTCTCAATCTCAGACTGAACGCCAAGCGTGTTCATGTACTGCGAAATGTCTCGCGGATCGTCAAAAATAGACCCCGCTTGAGCTTCCGTCATGGCTCGATTCTGAAGCATTTGACGGGTCGCTTCTTCCGCTGTCTGCATCTGACGCATTCCCACGCCTACCGGCTCTGGCCCCTCAAGCGGAGGCCCAGCCGGAGGAGGTAAAGGAACATTGTCAGGCGGGATAGGCGGCATTGTTGGACCAATGTCCGGCTTGACCGGCATGGTCGTGTAGTCAGGCTTGGTCGGACCTGACGGCACCGGCATGGTCGTGTAGTCAGGTATTCGAAGTGCTGTTAGGGCCGGATCGGGGGCAGAGGTTTGTGGTTGCGCTACGGCGGCATTGAGTACAGAAGCGGGGCTAAATTCAGCCTCTTCGATCTCTTCTGAGCCGTCAGGATACCTGATGATAACTGAGCCGTCACGCTGCTCGATGCGAGTTGGCGTGTTGGGGCCAAGCACACGCATCAAATCGTCGTCCGGCTTAACAGGAGCTGCCGGGGGCGTAGGCGTTGGATCTACCGGAGGCTGTGCGCCAATCGGGGGCGGGTCCGCAGGGTCTGGATTCGTTGGATCTGGGCCCAGCGTGGAAGGAGGCTCAACAGGGTTGTACTGTCCGGGAGGGGGCGGTCCGGGAACCGAAGGTGGAAGGGTGGGCTGCGTTGGAACAACAGCTTCAGGATTTTGCCATGCCCATTGAGGAGGCTGTGCAGTTGCACCTGTACCAGGCGTAGGAGCTTGATAGTTAGAAAAATTTACATTGTAGTCGTTGTATCCTGGACCTAATACAGCACGACTCAAGTAGTCTTGAGCCGCCATCTGCATCCCTGTAAAACCAGGGGTAGTCGCACCGTATCGTGCAGTGAACGGATTTTGTTCCGCATACTCTCCGGCTTGCTTGAATAATTCAGCCTCTCGAGCTGCGGTTTCTGGATCTTTTCTTTGGACCGATGTCAGCTCAAGGCTGTCCATCGGGTCGCCGTTTCCACCGCCCACTTTATTCTCCTAAGTCTTTTACGAGCGTTACGCTCTTGTACTCGTATCCATAAGGGCGCAACACCTTTTCCCAGCCTTTTCGCCCTACCAATTCTATGCCATCGCACTCATGCAACTCAGCGTACCAGTCTGCTGCTTCCATGATTGCTTTCAAGTTAGCTCTGCCTGTGCCCGTTTTACCACCATACAACCACAGCCGTAGCACTCGTCGTTTTGGGTACAGAATAATCTTGAAAATCGCTGCGCCGTTTTCGATCGGAAAAAACATTGCATGATCGTCTTCGACTTCGCGCAACACATCTTCAACATCATATTCTCCACCGCTTTTTTCTAAGGCACTTTTCAAAAAAGGTGTGCTACGATCCCACGCCTCTTTAAAGCCAGGCTGTTGAGCAGAGGTCATATTGCCACCGTGCTCAAAACACCGGCATCAGACACTACAACACTGTAACGAGTGCCGTTGGAGCTTACCAAAATCAATCTTTCGTTGTTGGCTAAATCTACATCTTCAAACCGCTTGAGGTTCGCCCTGTCTGCCAACTCTAGCAAACGGTTACGGTTTGACTCAGCCGTACGGTCGTAATCCGCGTTAGGCGGGGATAACCGCAACCTGGTCGCTCCCGATGCTCCTGAAGTGCTCATCGTCTACCGTTTGGTTTCAACTCAAGCCGTGGAATACCAACATTCCAGGAGTTGGATGAATTAGAGGTACACCTCATTCGCACTGAGCGACCCGTAAAGCGCACAGACGTAGGCGCGGTCATTGTGTATGGACCATGCGCCGTATCTGCATCAGTCGGATACATCCGCGTATAGAACGTGGTAGTAATGTCGCCAAGTGCGTCATCACCATTTGTGGCTATGTCTGGAATTAGATATGTAGCCGACAAAACCTCGTTACCGGCACCAAGCTGTATCGGGCCTGACTCGACATACGGCGTTATCGTCGTGCCATCAACGTCCTCATAAGTGCCGCCCACTTCGTGCTCATACGGGTTACCAGAAGAATCGAACAAAATCGGAAAAGCGAAGATGCCCCGGCTTGTAGTAGCCGTTCGCGCCAGTGTGCCGACCGACCAATGGTCTTCTAGGTAATTGTAGCTGACATACGAATCGATCTCAGTTCCGCTGGGATAAAACCATACGATTTCTGAGTGGAGACTGTTGTGCCAAGCTACAACCTTGCTTGACTGCCCCTCATTCATGTCTCGAATGACGTATTCTTCTACGTCACAAGGGATACTTCTCGTATAACCGTCATACATGAAGAACCCGTTTGCGTTACGCCCCATCCAGTACGCGGTGTTGTTTGCTACCGCTACGGCGTTGATGGAAACGGGGCCACAATCGCCGCCGACGTTATCAAACTGGTAGACATATGGCAGACCGACGTATGTAGCTGTGTGCGCGTCAGAGGTCGTAAACACCAAAACCTGTCCACGAACCAGGACTGCGCCTAACAGATCGCCCGTAGACTCAATGACATGGTCGCCAGCCTGGTTTGTCGCACTGGCCGTCCATGTCGTGTTGTTTTCTGAATCTGACCAGAAAATCTTGCGACGATCCGCATCTGCTTCTGCCCCACCATTGGCGACACCTCCAAAACACATCTGGATTCTTTGGGGTGTAACAATCGTAGCAGTAATGTACTCTGGCGAGTTTGACACCTGGGCGGCTACTGTTCCAACGCCGACACTGGTATCCCACTGATAAAGTTTGCCGTCGTCTGGGGTGCAGCCAGTCAGATCTTCGCCCCACATCGCGAAAGACCAAATGGTCGCCGGGATCGGGATGCCCAGATCGGGCCGTGGCGTGCCATAGCTGGATTTACCGTACAACCAGTCGCCGTACCCTGTGTTCGGGTCAGCATCCGTAGTACCTGCAGTAAATCCTGCTGGCGTAATGTCGTATCTACTAGCGGCTGAATTGTAGACGTACAGCTTACTGGCTGAACCAACCCCAATCCATCGATTGTTGGAGTTGTCCATCCATGTAACTGCTGTGCGTGGGACGCCGGTTACCGCTGTGGTGTTTTCTCCCCAGCGTCTCCAACCTCCGATTGGGCTAATAGCCCCATTACTCCACCGCATGAGATCAGCATCGTACCAGCGTCCTTGAGCCTGGTACACAGTACCATTCTTAAAGAGTCCGGGCTGAAATTGCAGGTTGATGTATTGGGGCCTAGCCATCTACTCACTCTTCAGGTACAGGCTCGAGCACAAAGTAAGGGTCATCACCCAGCTCGCCTTCGACAATGTTGTGACCTGCCCACCCAGCAGCGGCCATCATTGTTTGGATCTTTTGATCCAAGGCTTCTGCGTGCTGTTGGATCTGCTTTCGCTCGGCAAAAACCTGTCTCCAGATTTGTGCCTGTTCTTCGGTCAACTCAACCCTGTTCTTTGGCTGAATCAACATCTCTGCCTCTTTAGTGGCGCTCATGCTTTTTGACCTCTTTGAGATTGCGCGTTTCTACTTCTAGTACAGTAATTCTCTCGCCATGATCGTCAACTTTGCTGTCCAAGCTCGTAACGATTCTTTCTATCTGCGCGATTGACTGTCTGGCTCCGTTTAGCCCTGCTCGTACACCCCCATACGCTGCTCCTGCTGCTAACAACGCGGGAAAGTACGACCACATCTCCTCAAGCCCCGTCATCCCCAGGCTCCGATTCTGAGCCTTTAACTGGTTCTACAATCACGCGGCCCTCTTCGTCGGTCCAACCTGCACCCACAATGTTCGGGTCTTTACGCTCTGCGACGACAAGCCACGACACGGTGTCCGTGCAGTCTGAGTCTTGAGCTTCGATGCTCAGGGTAGATCCTGAAATAGAGCCACGCACCTGAGTCCAGCCATCTTCGTTCTGGACCCAGACCTGCGGGTCACGGCACAGTACCTCCCAAGTGCCGCTGGTCATTGTTGCGGCGGCATCCAGATCCACGGTAGCCGCACCATCAACGAGAGCTACAGAGCCACGGTAGATAAGGTCTGCTTTTGGACCCTCAACAAACGAATGCACCAAGTGGTGCGTATCGCTCATTTCAGGTAGCGGGTGGTCAATCTTGAATGAGCCAGAGCCCTTAGAAAGCGCACCTGTAACAGCAAGGTCTTCTGCGATAGTGATATCTCCACCACCGGCAATCGTCAGTCGGGCAGTCTCATTAGTGCCTAGAACAAGGCCCCGTGACGACGACGTGTGATAGATGCTCATGTTGCTACCGTCTAATGCGATAGCACCAGTGTATCCACTGCCTTCAACTATAAATTGCCCCACGGCTGGGGCAGCCATAGAGATGTTGGTGGCGTCCTTAACGTGCAGTTTCCCGTCAGGACTCGTAGTACCGATACCGACACTACCATCTTGGTCAATCGTCATCGCTTGAGCACGACTCTGACTGTTGCTCGGCGTGGTCCAAAACTCTAGCCGTGTTCCACCGTTGGAGCCTGTATAGTTTTGTGTTGCATCTGCAATGATGGCAGCACCATCATAAAAATCAGTTCCATCGGACCCAGCAAACAACAGCTTACCCAATACATCATTTACCGTAAGTGCAGTGTGAGCCCCTACCGTAGCATTTAGTGAATGCCCAAGACGAAGATTTGCGCCCTGGCTTTGTGTGGTGTCCCATGCCAGCACATCAACGCCATCATCAGCAGACGTAGATACATCTAGTTTGGCGACCGGACTCGCAGTACCGACACCGACCCTGTTAGTTGACGAATTAACTTTGAGCGTGTCCGTATCAACGGTCAGATCGCCTGAGACGGTCAGCGACGACAGTGTTCCGACTGACGTAATGCCTGTCTGTGCTGCGTCTACATTGAGCGTGCCGGATGATCCGGTAAGCCCTGTGCCGCCCATAGCAGACGCTAGGTCAGCAATTGATTCTTTGCGAGTTGCGTTGCTGTCGTTGGCGTCGATAATGGCAATCGAGTCGTTAGCAACAGAAACAGCGGCTGCTGTCAGGTCGTTAAAGTCCAACGCCAGCGTGACATCTGGGCCTGTGCCATTTGTGACTGCCAAGCCACCGTTCGTAGCATCAGCTACCGACTTGATGTCACCTTCCTGGTCCGTAACCCATTCTAGGGTGCCAGAAGCATCTGATGTGCGGAGGATCTGGCCTGAAGAGCCTACTGCCGCCGGAAGCGTCAGCGTGTACGATCCGCTAACCGTAGCTGGCGCATCGAAGCCGACATACTGACCACCAGAAGCGTCCTGTAGTCTGAGATCGCCCTCAGCAAGAATGTCTACCTGGGTTGCACTAATGTTTCCGTTAAAAACAACGTCATCGGTGCCGTCATCAACCTTAAAAACGACACCGTCTGTCCCGCCACCGTCCACGTTTGTGGAGTTCAGCTCAAAACAGGTATTGCTGTTGTCGTAAACAAACCAGTAGTCAGGGGCATCGCCAAACTTCAACTGGCGGTCATCGCCTAGCTGTATCGAATCGAGTTTATAGCTACTGCCTGAAATGTTCTGGTTTTTAACGTGGAAGGTGACAGCCGTGGACACCTTGGAAAACATTGCATCAATGTAGTCCAGGTCGTTGTTGAGATAGCCGCCCCAGGCGTCTGTATCACCTCCGACAGTAGGCTTCGTCAGCCCTAAATTCGTTGTGGTTGCCATGTTTTACCCTAACGGCCTGGATCTCATTCGCAGTGATGATCCTGTGTGCATTTGACGCTCACCCTGCAAACGCAAGGCGTTCAACGATGCCTCGAGCCTCGTTGACCATAGTGCAACGCGCTCGTCGTTCTTCAGATACAGTTCGGCCTCTACTAGCGTTCCGAACAGATAAATGTCGGGGTTCGATGTCAGCAGCCAATTTGTCGTAGCTGAATCTGTCAGCGCAGGAATCTTTGTGTAGTACACAATGGAAGATGTGTACGTCTCGTCTGGCGAAGGCAGGACTTCTAGCTGATTGCTAGAGCCTCCTATCACCGTAAAGTAAACGGGCCGACCCGTGCTGCTCATGTCAGCCCGTCTCTCAGAAATTTCTTCTGGTGTCAGGTACTCGAGCGTAATGACAGGAGACGTATCCACAACAATTCTTGTGATCTCTAGTGTATCCGTGGGCAACGATGTGTACTGCCCAGCGATAGAGTAAGAATCGTTTTTGGTCACCATGTCCGGCTGTCGGATTCTGCGATTAAAACCTGCTTCAGCCAGCTCAATGAACTCGGGGATTCTTGCGCTCAAGTCAGTGCGATCAAGCCAATTAGCTGCCGTTGTCTGCAACTCTGCGTAAGTCGTGATTGCCACTAGATCCTGCCTGGCCGAGTCCTGAACACACGATTGTCAGGATTGTTTAGCCACCTTTTGATGGCTTTTTGATCCTTGAAGTTGTTCGACACTTTGGCAAGCTCGTGATAGATACTCAGCGGAATAGACGCCACGCGATGCTGATCGCCTTTCCAATTGGCTCGCTCATCCACTTGCCGAAAATGAGCCTTATTCGCCTCTACGATATGCGTGATGTCTTGCCGAGTCTCTAGCCCATAATTGCCGGTAGACTCGTCATAATGAAACCACTGTGTCGTCTTGGTTTCTGGATCGTAGTCGAGTATTCGTTTCATTGAAGTAAAACCTAATGGTGGGGCAGGGGCAGACGCCCCCACCCCACCAGAAGATTACGCAGCCGTGATTCCGGCAACGATTCCGTGAGCCGCTTCGTTGCTAACCTGAAGCCCCCACTCGATCAGAGCCATCCGCTTGTCTGCATCACCCGTCCTTGCCAGCGTCTCGATGCTGTAGGGACGCAAGGTTGCGAGCTTGACTTCGTCGGTGTCGATGAGCAGAGCCCAGTCGTTCATCAGTGAACCAGCACCACCATCCACCACCGTGGTGAAGAAGCGGTTCGGAACTACCGACAAATTACCGAAGTCGCTGACATAAATGTCAGCCGCACCAATGATGACCGAAGGCTCGGCACCATCGACGTTGTACCGGCTCTCAGCGATACCGCTGAACCCACTAACAACAGTCTTGTTGTAAGGGGAAACCATCAGCATCGACGGCTCGCCACCAGACTGGAAGCACTCCTGCATCGTGGTCTTGAGCATCGTTTCGGTAAACGGGGTCGGCGTACCAAAAGACTTCCACACCTGGGCCGCGCCTGTCGGGGTCGAACCCGTGTAGCTCGGCTTGGTTACGTTCGTGGATGTCTCGTTGGTCTTGATCCAACCAGGGAAACCAGCCGTGACACGGGCGGTCGCCGTTGCACCAGCGTTCGCTCCGCTACCGTTGAGCAGACACGCGACTTCGACATCACGCTTCAGCTCTTTAGCTGCCTTAGCAGCCTGGTATCCCACCTCGGACGCACGACCAGCTTTGTCTACACGCTGCTCGGTGCCAGAGATAATGAAGTCACGCATATTGATCTGGCAGTAGTTCCCCATACGCGCTGTCGGCGTAACGGCGGTGAAGCTGCTGAGATCCTGACCTTCAACGACAGGCGTTGCAGAAGCCGCCGCGAGTGAGTCAGTCTGCCACTCAAAATACGTGTTGGACGCATCGCGCGTCCCGATGTTGCTCTGGAACGGAGTCTGAGTCGGACTAATGTCCGCAATCAGATCGCTCAGATCCTCACGAATGCCTTTGGCATCGTAGGTGAGGAAAGTGTTCGTTACAACTGCCATGATTCTTTTTCTCGTAGGTTAGTCCGCAAGAAGCTGACCCATCAGAGCCGCCGCGTCTTCAACCTTACCAGACTGACGGAGCTTCTGTCTTTGGGCCTTCTGCTTGCGGGAGCGCGTTTGGCGTACAGTCTTTTTGCTGCCGCCCCTTGCACTACCGATTTTACTTTTGGCCTCTGCGACCTTCTCGCCTTTTGTCAGCTCGTTGTATCGCATTGCGTCCCGCAAAACGACCAACTGCCTGTGATCGTACAACGTGTTCAGGTCATCGTCGGAAAACCCGACCGACTTCCCAAACTCGACCAACTTTCGCTGTTCTTCGGCTTGAACGTCACTGTCGGCCCACTCAGGAATTTTTTCTAGCATCAGACGTTGCTCGACCGCCAA